AGAAGGACCCAGCACCACGCATCATCCAGCCTCGAACTTTCCGCTATTCTGCAGCTTTAGGAATGCAGATTAAACATCTCGAGAAACCATTATTCAAATTGATCGACGGAATATTTGGAGGACCCACGGTATTGAAGGGATATGATTGTATTCAATCAGCCCATCACATTAAGGATATGTGGGATTCTTTTGATACGCCGGTTGCTATTGGCCTAGATGCAAGTAGGTTCGATCAACATTGCTCAAGTGAGATGTTAGAATGGGAACACGATGTTTGGAAGATGCTATGCACTGATAAACAGCAAGTCGAGTCACTTTTAAGGTGGCAGAGGGATAACAAGGGTGTCGCATACGTTGATGATGGCAAGATTAAATATAAGGTAAAAGGATGTAGGATGTCTGGTGACATGAACACATCCAGTGGTAATTGCCTCATTATGTGTGCAATGGTGTGGAATTTTTGCACCAGCCTCAACATTAGTCACTTTCGACTTGCTAATAACGGTGATGACTGTACACTCATTGTGGAGAAGAGGTATACAAATTCTATTCTCCAGAGCCTTGACAGTTATTTTTTAAATCTTGGGTATACAATGAAAGTTGAAGCTCCAGTGTATGAACTGGAACATATAAATTTTTGTCAAACACAGCCTGTTTTTGATGGCATTGGTTACCGGATGGTTCGTGACCCTAGGGTTGCCATGGCTAAGGATTTATGTTGTTTATTAAACCTTAGTGATGTGCGAACCCGGGGGTTGTGGTTTGATGCCATGAACCAAGGTGGGAGTAGTCTCACCACTGGTATACCAATTTGGCAACAGTTTTATTCAATGTATCCAAGAAGTTGTGTCAAGGAAACCGAGAAAGAGATAACTATGAATCGATTCCGAGAATCTGGGTTTTATAGGATGATACCAAAAATGCCTCATGCAGGCTATCGTGAGCCAACCCCGCAGGCGCGATACAGTTTTTGGCTTGCCTTTGGTATTCATCCAGATACCCAAATGGTGCTCGAGAATAGGTTTAATTGCATAAACCTCGGTGAGTGTGAGGTCATGGGTAACGAGGACTATGCTGAGTTATCTGTCCTCGTTGAATAATTTATTCTTAACCAAAATAGATTATTACGTTTATTTAATTATTTGTTTGCTTATTACTAAAATATTAGCTATAATTTTCTACTATGCAAGGAATTTCGCCAAACCAAGTCAAGAAGGGCAACAAAATGTCCTTCAAGAAGGTGGACAAGGCCATCGGGAGCGCTGAAAAGAAAGCAAAACACAAGGCTGCTTTCTTAAACAGAAATTTGAATTATGCTGCTCTGCTAAACCATCCCGCAGTTGGAGGACAGGTTTACTCAAAAGTGCAGTATGGATCCGGTTCTGGGTCCATAGTTGCAAATTCTCAAGGGACGTCAATGGTCTTTGAGAAAACCGAGGCTTGGCAAGCAGTTATTACATCTTCCACCTCTGGTAACTATGGGGCAGCTGGAGCAATTTTTCATGCCATGGCATCTGGCCTTAATTGGTTGGGTAACATGGCCAATGCTTTCACTACCTATGAGTTATTAAAAGTGGAGTTCACTTACGTTCCCGCAGTGCCCACCACTACAGCCGGTGCTTTTTCGTTTGCATTTCTCGAGGATATTCGAGATGATGTACCTACGACAATGACTCAAATGTTGGCCACTGAACAAGCT